GGAATCAGCTGTTTGCTAATCTGACCGCGTGTAATAGTCATTGTTTATTGTGTTCCTAGATTACAGTTCTTGAACTGAGCCGAAACGGGCCAGTTTAACTTCAACAGCGATTGGACCTTGGCCCCATGCAACGCCTTGGGTTCCGTAGAGACCAAGAACAGTTACCATGTAACCACCAGATGTACCGGCAGAGGCAACACCATCAATAACGCACTGAGAACGTCCGTTAACAACAGAGCCGATAGCCGACATTTTGTATGTACGACCTACAGCAGAAACCGTAAGGGCTGCTGAAGTAGCTGTACGAACAACGTAAGTGTTGTCTTCATCATCGTAGATTTTTGCGTATACGCGAGCTTCACCGTTAAGAACGGGAACCCCACCTTTAGAAGAGGTACCGGCAACGAAGTTCTTTTCGAACATCAGGTAACCTGTAGCAGGATCAACGTATTGAACCCCACCCATAACACCGTAGCAGTTAGCTAGGTTGTCAGCGATTTTGATGTAACCGGCAGATAGTTTAACTGGATCACCTTCACCGATAGCTGTGGCGTAACCGTTACGAATCGGGTAGGTGTTAAATCCACACGAGTTGTACTGGCTTCCAAGTTTACGGGCTGGGCTAAATCCTTTTTGAATGTCAATGAAAGGCATTTAAAGTTTCCCTTATATTTAGTTTACGAAAGGACAAGAGAAACCTCTTGGGGCCTTTTTGTGCTATTCCCCGAAATCAATTTCTCGGGTTCTAGTTGGTTGATCGCGGGTAGTTTTGTATTTACCCTTGAAATTGTTTTGTCTGAGGTCATGAATCAAAGCTTGCGATTTGCTTCTTGTTTCCTCATCGATGGCTGCGCGTTTCTTTGCTTGTCTCGCGTGTGAGATCTTAGCCAGAGCCAGGTCTCCCATCGTAATTAGGTCTTTGTGTTTATCGATCTCGCCGGAAAAGAAACCTTGGAGGTCGGTATTCATTTCAGGTACTTCTTCTTTAGTTACGAAGGTGTATCCTGCTCTTTCGGCTTTCTTGATGTTGTTCACATCGAGTTGACCGTTGTTGATGTAGATTCTCTTCCATTGAAGGTCGTAACCTTCCAGTTCGAATCTTTTCTTCGCCTTTGCGGGGACATCAAGGTCTCCAGGGCGTTTGTAGGTTTCTTCAAGGTCGTCCTCAACGGGGGACTCAAGGATCTCATCGATCACAGACATTGAGATGGACTTACCTTTTTTAGATTTAGGCTCGTCCTTGGTATTGAATTCTTGGTTTGGTTTAGAGATTTCGTCTTTTGACATGGTATGGTTATTTCCTAATTATCTATCTTTACGTATTGGCTTCCGGCTTTCTCGGCACGTTCCATTTTGAGTTTTTCCTTAGCGTAGTCCTGATAAGACACACCGAGGATATCGGCCATGCTCTTTTCTTCAGATGTAAGGGTGACTTTGTTTGGGGAAGCTTTACGAGAAGAGTTGCGGTTAGGACCACTGACTTTCTGCGAAATCTTTTTCTTAGGTTTAACGTCGGAAGAACGGGACGAATTAGAAGACTCATCATCTTCTTCATCAGATTCTAATTCATCGTCTGTGTCTTTCGCAAGCAATCCTAGTTTTTTGACACGTTTGTCAATCAATTCGTAAAACTCTTTACTGGTTGGGTCATACCCTTTGTTAATCAGGGCCTGGTTGTAAATAACGATTTCTTCCTGAGCTTCCTTTTCAGCTTTGCTTTCAGGATTCAAAAACCAATCATTGGACTTAAGCCAACGCTGGGTGGCTTTAGGGGCATCCTCAAGTTTAGCCGGAGCTTTCTTGCGGGGGGTTTCATCTTCGTCCTTATCGTCATCAGCAGGTAGATCCGCGATAACTTCAGGCTTCCACGAGTTAAGTGCTTGAAGCGTCAGCTGGGTTTCGCCCATCTTCGCCATAAGCTCAACTTTAGTGTCGCTATCATCATCTTCTTCAGCCTTCTTCAAGGCTTTCTTGATCATGTCTAGCTGGGTTGAAAGAGTGGTTTTTTGGGATTCAATCGTGGCTGTGAGGTTGGTTGCCTGAGCTTTCTTGGCTTCGTGGGCTTCCTTTTCCTTTTCCTTCAGCTTTCTTTTAAGCTCTCTGGCTTCAGCTTCACGCTGTTCTGCCAGCGCCTCGGCTTGTTTGGCCTTGGCATTTAGTTCACGAATACGCTCATTGGCGCGAGATGGCTTTTGACCTTTACCCTTAGGGGCTTCTTCAAGTTCATCCTCTTCGTCGTCACCGGTGTCTATACCGTCATCGTCGTCAAGGTCGTCATCATTGGGGTTTCCGGTGTCGAGGTCATCCTCGTCATCATCTTCATCGTCGAAACCGTCTAACTCTAGTTCGTCATCGGTAATCTTTTTGTTATCCTTATAGTCATCAGGATTGATGGGAGTCCATTTAGTCATTAGGCATTGTTAACGCTTTACAATTGGCGAGAGGTCGTTAGACCGTGGGCATTGCGGTGATGTTGAATTTGGGGTCAATAGTCGCTGGATCGTCAACAACCGCGAGAACGCGATCACAAGCAACAAGTACAACAGGGACACCGCGAAGTAGAATCTTGGTGCCTGAATTTTTAGGGATAAGAACGTAGTCACCTACTTTGCAGTAAGGGACGCCGTTGAAGCCTTCTTGTGTGTAGGCCGTGGGACCAAGAGCAAGAACAAGACAAATGTTGTTTAGATAGTTGATGTCGTCTTTTGCTTCATCGGGGATGTAAATACCACCTTTGGTTTTCTCGTCTACCTTCGTAGGTTGAACAAGAATGTTGTAGCCGGTGATGTTGAACCCTGAGGTATCTACGGGGCCAGCGGCCATTGTGGTTTTGTCGTCGTTTAAAACACTAAGTTGTTTCATCTTCGTAGTCTAAGTCTTCGTCGTTACGATAGAGCTTGTCGTAAACTTTGTTGAAGGCGTCTCTAATATCGCGTACTAGCTCGATACCTTCACAAGTCGCTTTGTAGCTCACCGGATCTAAGGCACCTGTTAAAACACGGGCCTTTAAACTTTCGGTAGTTTCGTCAAGCTCTTTTAGAAATATGGTTTTTAGTTCAATCATTCGGCTTTCAGCCTCAGCGCTGCTACGCAGCTACACGTGAGATTATAAAGGCTTAGTTATGTAAAGTAAACCTATTTCTTAGGGGGAGCTTTAGGCGCTGGTTTAGGTTTAGCCTTTTCCAGTTCAACCTTGTGCTTACGATCCAGGTTCTTAGAGTTCTCATCAATCATCTTGGCGATGAAATCAGACATCTGTTTCATTTGCGCTTGGGTCTGTTGAGCCTCAAGCTGCATAGCCGCAATAGCCAGTTTGTTTTGCTCGGCTTGTTGTTTCAGCGCAAGCTCTGCCTGGTCCAGCATACGTTGGAAATGTTGTTCGGCAGCTTCCAGTTGTAGTTTGCGGCCTTCGTTGGTCGCTCTGATAACTTCGGCGTTGGCGAGTTTGTTTTTGGCTCCATCGACACCTTCGGCTTGTAGTTTTGCCAGCTCTTGGTTTGTCTGAGAGAGTTTTTGTGCTGCTTGTGCAACCGCAGGATCACCACCCTGTTGTCCACCAGAGGCCGCTACCGCTGCTTGGAACTTAAGAACCGTGTGCTCTTGAATGTTCGCAGACAGGACCGGTACCAGCGCTTGCATAAAAGGAGAAGCGCCTGACTGAGGATCTTGTAAAAAAGCAGACTTAACAGCAATGTGACTATCATGATCTTGCCCAGGGAAAGCTTTAATCGGCTTACCTTCTTGTGCCAACTTGATATCCGTGATCGGATCATTCTGTTGCGCTTGTTCGGGATCTGGAACAAAGATATCGATTTTTTGTCTGTCAACACCTAGGGACTCATAATATTCTTTCGTTACGGCGCGTATGTCGTGGATCTGCGGAGTTTGTAGAGCAGCCGTGTAAATAGCTTGCGCTTGCGTCATGCGTTGCGCTTGAGACGAGATGTTAGGGTCCGATTGAGGAACAACATCTACGCGGCCATCATAATCGCTCTTTTGGATACCAAAGGTTTCTCCGACAACATCAAACTCTTCAACTTCACCCAGATACTCGTAGTTGATACGCGCAAGGATTTTGAATTCCTCTTTTTGGGCTTTGTGAAGACGCTTGTGGACCCCTGAGAAAAACTTAGAGGAAGCCTCAAGTAGGGCCATAGTCGTACCGACTGGTCCGTAGTTTGTAGAGTCCGCGATCATTTGCTCGGCTGTGTCAGCGAACTTCTGCGATCTTTGCTCAACAAACTGGTACATCTGCATCAGGGTAACCGAAGGTTCCTTGAACGGGATAAGCTTGATCATTTGGTCCATAGGAAGTCCACCGGATTCAACTTCTTTGAATTGACCGGGAGATAGAGGACCGTCATCACGAATACGCAGACGTTTATCTACAAAGCCAGCGTTCAAGTTGGCAAACATACCGGAGTCGATCAGGGATCTCATCGTGGATGTAAGCGTGAGCTGTAAGTTACCTAGCAGGTGGATGTAACCAAGGCCGTAGAAGCCCATGCCAGGTACAAACTTGTAGTGCGTGAAAACTTGAAGGCGTTCTTTCTTGTCAATGTCTTCTTCAGCCCAACCACGGTAGATGGAAAGGACTGTGAGAGTGTCTTTGTCGAAAGTCACAATGTAAGGTAGGGCAAGGCCATCCTCATCTTCAAACTTGGTGCCTTCCAGTGTCAGATATGTGTGTTGCTCGATCAGTGTGTAAACCTTGTCGGTTTCCGAAGGGGAGAAACCCATGAGGTCGTCAACAGCCATCGTAATGTCACCGTCATCACCAAAAGAAACAGGTCCACCCAGCTCCACATCTCTGTAGAAGCCGGTTACTTGTGATCTACGTAAATCGTCGTACATCACCTTCATCACGTGGGAGAATGTGTGGGTGCTTTCGAGATTGGTTGCGGTATACGGGGCTACAAGGTCATCGATAGGCACATAGGCGCTAACGGGACGTTGCAAGGCTGAGGAATAGTAAGTCTTTTTAAAGCAAGAGCCGATGATCGGTAGATAAAACAAAAGCTGTTCTTGTTCATCAAAGTATTCTTTCATTTGCTCCATGACTTGGTAGTTCATGTGAGCGCGAACTCTTTGGGCCTGTGCTTCCTTCTCGGGAGTAGAAGCACCTAGCACCTGGGTCTTTACGGGACCCTTAGGGTTAAACAGTTCGGTTGACGCTTTGGCTTGGAACTTAACGGCGCTCTCAAGGATAAGCGGGTGGTGAGCGGAACAGGCTCCCGGAAAGGGATCGTTGGTTTCTTCTATGCGGGTCCCAAGGAGAGAAAGACCGCCTTTGATGTCTTGCATATATTCTTTGCGCGACATTTCATCGTTGTTGAATTTCTCCAGGGCGTCAGAAGCAATACGCACGAGTACATCATCATCCAGATGTTCGGCCAGGTTCACATCAAACGCTGTGTCGTCATCGGCTATATCTTCGTCAAACTCATCGTCCTCCTGTTCGAACGTAAAGTCCGTTGAGCCATCGTCAAATTCCTCTTCGAGAACACGCGTTGGTGTGTCAAAAGCTGTTTGTTCTGCGAGAACGTTGTCTAGGGGATTTTTCTTAGATTTTAGTTTTTCAATAGCCAAGGGGAGGGTAGCCACTATTTACATATTAGTGAAATTGTAGGAGATTATGATCGGCCTGTCAAGGCGCTCCAGTAGGTAGACTGAACTTTCTGATGATGACCACCGGACTCTTCTTCATCGTCCTCGTGGTCGTATTTTTCGTGTCTGATTATACCGTTATCACGCATCCAGATAACAGCCATGGATACGGTGTCGGTGTAGTCGTCGTGCGGGGCCGAAGGAAAAGAACAAGTTTCCTGGATCACATCGTTGGCCCATTCGCGGTTCAAAGGTGCCCATACGCGCTTCCCACGCATAAGGATGGCCGCAGCGTGAAGCCTTTCTTCTTTCTTTGCGCGGGGGTCATAGGGGACACAAGGGAACCCACGGTTGAACAACTCAGCTAAAAGACCGATACCGCTTTGCTTCTTTTCAACAATAAAGTAATCGGGGTTGTAATCGGCTCTTAGCTGTTCACAGACCTGTAGCAACTCGTTTCCATCCCATTTACCGCGCTGGGCATCCAGGAGGATCATAGAGGGAACCCAGGTGGTCTCCCCTTTGTCATTCGTGTAAGGCGTGTGGAACGTTCCCCAGACGGTCACAGCGCTGTAGTCGGATCTCTGGGTCTCGTGGTAGGCGGTGTCCATAGAGACAATCACCTGGGCCACCTGAGGCTTCCCCTTTACATCCTCGTCCCACATCTGCCAGTCTTCGTGCTTGACGATGTTACCGTCTTGAGGGATCGGGTTTTGCATGTACAGCGCCCACCACTTATAAGGCTCGGTTTGCATGTAGTTGGCCTTTAGCTCTTCCAGCTCCTCGATAGGCTTCCACTCGGGCCAGTAAGACGTTCCGACCTCGTACCAGCCTTCCGGATCATTGGCACGTTTAAGGAGCTTGCTACCGGTTTCGTCCAGGATGGCCGGGACACAAACGATCTTCCAAGGACGCTTCGACTTGGCATCGACCTGTAGGAGGAACCCCGAAGGGTCATCTAGGACCCATCGTGTGTTAACCATCAGCTCGGCAGCTCCTGGTTGGCTACGAGATCTAATACCGGGAATATAGTTATTGTTGATCTTTGTACGCTCGGTTTTAGAAAAGGCCGTTTGTTCGGACAGCATATCGTCGCAAATGATGAAGTCACCGCCACGGCCAGCGATCCCCGTTCCGGCACCGGCACAGAAGTAGCCGCCGTTCTCAGTGGTAAAGAATCTTTGAGCGCTGGAGGCTTTGGGGTCCAACTGGGTTCTAGGGAAAATCGATTGGTACTCTTCGGTTGCCAAAAAGTTCTTAAGGGGTCTTCCGAATACGTCGATAGCCGTTTGAACGGAGCCACCGACCAGCAGGATACGGAACTTTGGGTTACGCCCGAGGACCCACGCAGGGAAAAGAATAGAGCAAAGGACCGACTTCATGGATCTAGGGGGAAGGAACACCTGAAGGCGCTCTGTGCGGCGCTTGGGGTCCACGTAGCTCTCGTAAAGGCTCTGGAGGTGATCACAGATGATCTCAATGTGTCTCCCGGTTCTAAACTTGTTCGGGATGACCACCTCAGCAGTCAATTTGACGAAGGCGTAGAAATCATATCGGGCCTCGTTAATGACCAAATCCATGAGGAAATCTCTGACGCGCTCTCGGATGATCGGAGGGACCGCATTAGGGTTATCGGTAAGAAAGCTTACGATCTTAAGGCGTAACTTCTTGATCCTAAGGAGTTCTTCGGGTAGCGTGATAAGGTAATCGGCTACGTTGATACGTTGGCCTTCTGTTAAGTTCTTGTAATCACTCTTTAAAAGCTGTTCTACAAGTTGTCTTTGGGAGGAGATATTTAGGTTTTCGTCTAACACTTTGATTTAGTTACATTTACTTTTTAGGGAACATTAAAAGACCGAGTAATTAGCAATCTCTAATGTTAATTAACCTTTGTAATAATATTTCAAGAAAGAGAAAGAAAAGAATAAGAATAGTGATATAAGAGATACTTTATAACTATTTTTAGGATTTCCTTAAAAAACGCTTGTAGAAGGGTTAAAAGATAAGCTATAAAGATACACCATCCCCTTCCATATGGACTCCCTTATGTTTGCCTTAATGTAAAAGGGAAAGAAATAAGATTAACAATATGATTTAGTTCATATATGTTGTCTTAACTTTAGACATGACCTTCGGGTATAAGAGTCATTAAGGGGCAAGAAGCAAACGATATATAAGTATAGTCCCTGGGTTTGAACTTAGGGTGATGGGGGCGTCCCCAGGGAGAGTAACATTTAATCAATTCTTAAAGATAGTAGCCCAAAGTTTAGCTCTCTGTAGGTATGGGCGACCCCTAGGGAGTCTTAAATGAAACCTAACTTAATAAAATACAAAGCACTATTTTAATGGTGACCACTAATTTATAGCGTCATCGTCATCAGGGACCTCAGCAGCCAGTCCTTGAGATTTCCCTAAGACCCCTGCAAATCTCGACATATCCTTAGCCAAGTCACCGTCCTTAGAGACTAATCCCTCTTTGGACGTTTTTATTGTTTCAGACTTCTTAACGACAAACCCACCGATGTCATCAATGCACTGAAGGATCTTAGCGGCTGTCGATACCTGTTTATTGTCAACGGCCATTTGGTACAGCTCATTGTACTTACGAATCTGTTCATGCACATCCAAGCCATACGTATCGGCTCGTTCGTCTCTTAACTGGGCAATCCTAGCGATGATCCGGGGGTCCTGCTCGATCTTGTGAGCGTATTTCCCCGGGGACATATTCTGAGGGTTCGACAGTTTAGCAGCATTCGTCTTCGTTTTACCGGAAGCTCTCAGCTGACAGTAGTGTTCCATAGCCGGTGAGAGATCTCCTTCCGGGAATTCAAAGTCATCCATAGACATATCGTATTTCACTCCGTTCATACTCCCGGACAATCGTTCATCACGATTCTCCAGTCAGTGTTATTTTTAAAAAATTATAGCGGCACCTGAAGTACCCCGTAGGCTTCATTAGAAGACCCGTGGGGGGTCTCTAGGAGTAACTTGGTATACCCCCTGCTAAAAAACTATAGGGGGTCCTAAGGTGTTTCTACAAGCAAGTGGAAAACATTCACCATAGGGTAAAATTTCAAAACTAGTAGACACGCTTAATACACATTTAAGGGCACCCCCTGAATTTTCCCCTAGGGGTCACCTACGGGGCTTTTCCATATAGCAGCCATTTGTCATACTATATATTATCACACTAGGGAATGTAAGGATATCAAGGGGTTAGGACATAGGGAAGACCTAAGGGGTTTATTATGTCTATATCTAGTGGTTATGTTCTCATATTATGTCAATATATTGTGGTTATATCCGGACAATCCCCTTGTCTAAAGGTTAACACGAAGTGTTATGTCATACGGTATTATAATACCTTAACCCCTTAGGGCTTCCCGATGGCTTCCCTCTCAGTATTATGTATAACCCTTAGGGTATCCTTCGGGGTTAATCGAGAGGCGTAGCTTTGCCACTATTATGTTAATAGGAATATGTACTTATTGCAATCTATTTGTTCTTGTGCTATTCGCGTAAACCCCATTGAGCCATGCAGTTATTGCATACCAGAGTTGCAAACAAAGCGTTACTATTTAAAGTTTATCCATGCAATACTTAAATCATAAGGAAAGGCAATCAAGCCTTAAGGGATTAGACAATGGATAACGGAATACAAGCGGTTAAACTTCCCAATGTATATAGCAATGCAGGCAAGCGGGATAAAACTTTAGACAAGTATTTCAATATGCCTGAATACGTCATGAGAGAGGGTAAATTGATTAACATTCGGGAGAATAACAAGGCGTTAGGTGTTAACGGTTCGAGACGAGCGATTAAAGGTTAATTCATTAGGGTAACCCTTAGGGGTTTCCCGTATGAGATAATCTCAGGCACTCATAGGCCAAAATATGAGGGAACTTTTGAGAGCGTACGTTCACGCATAGGAACGCTCTTATCTACGCCCCGTAAACGGAGGGGCTATTGATTAGACCATTAAAGGGAAAGCGGTAAAACTTGCCGTATGTCATGTCAGTCATGACTATCCTTTGAAAGCCAGTTTAAACACACTGGCAAGCGGTAGATATACGCAAGTATATCCATGGGGTTAGATAATCAGGAACGTTTAAC